ATGACTGTAACTTATATCGGAATTAATGACCCTATGGCAGTGCGTACATGGTCTAAACTTTTAAATCAAGAAGTTTCAAAAGCAATTCCTATTGCACCCTTGATCGGGACAGATTCAAACAGTATTGTACAATTAAAAGATGAAACTACCAAAGCAAGTGGTGATGCCATTAGCTTTAATTTGCGTGTACAGTTGCTCGGTGATGGGGTGAGTGAAGGGCAGACCGTTGAAGGCAATGAAGAAGCCCTGCAATTTCTCAGTGATCGCTTGGCAATTAATGAACTTGTTCATGCTGTGCGGGTTAAAAATGAAGGCACCATTGATCAACAACGTATCTTACATGATTTGCGGACCGAAGCAAAAAATGGCTTGGTTGATTGGTATGCGGATCGCTTGAGCTTGATGTTCTTTATTCAAGTGTGTGGGTATACTGCAAAAACTCTTAACTTTGAGGGACGTACTATTGCCCTTAAACCTGTCCATTATGGCTTTAATGCACCAACCGCGCCAACGGATAAACGCGTTGTGCGCCCTCATGGAAAAACAAAAGATGAAGACTTGAAAGAAAATGATGTTTTCTCTCTTAAACTGATCGATAAAGCCGTTGAACGGGCTAAGCTCGCTAATCCAAAAATTAGACCTGTGCGCATTGATGGTGAAAATGTCTATGTGCTTTATCTACATCCAACCCAGGTTACTCAATTGCGAACCAATACAGATGCTGGACAGTGGCTCGACATTACAAAGGCAATCTATAGTGGAAGCCGTCTTAAAAATCCGCTCTATGATGGATCGCTTGGCATGTATAATGGTGTCGTCTTGCGCGAGGCTGAACATGTTACCGAAGGCATTGAGTCTGGTCCAACAAACAAAGCTGTGCCCAATGTACGCCGTGCGGTGCTGCTGGGTGCACAAAGTGCTGTGATCGCTTTTGGAAAAGATCGCGGCGCTACACGCTATAAATTGGTGGAAGAGCTGTTTGATTATGAACGCGAGTTCGGTGTCGCAGCAAAAACCATTATCGGTATGAAAAAAACTTGCTTTACCTTGCCTGGAAGTTCACAAGGAGCACAAGATTTTGCTACCATCGTAATCCCAACTTATGGAGCTCCTGCTTAACAGTTGCTCGAATGCTTCTTCTCGATAGAGGTTTCTGTTGAGAAGAAGTTCCAAACATTGGCTTTACTGATTATCGTTGTTAAAGGTTTTGGTATGATAGCAGTCCCAATTTATGCCTACTTTAAGAGCTACCTTCATTTTTTTCAACAAAATATTTTATGGGGAAGAAAAATTTTTAACGCCAAGAGAGCAGAATTTTCTCTATGCCTGATTTAAGTGTCTAGAGTGCTCCTTTGAGAACCGTTTGAAAGCTTTTTTTATTTCTCAAAAAAATATGCTACCCACTCGAGATACTTGAAATGTGCCCCATACGCAAAAGGATTATCGTTGCCCATGACCATTTTACCCATTGATCCAAATTCCCTCGAACCTACACATACAGACTACTGTAAAACTTTTGCCTCTATGGTCGCTCTTATTCAAGATGAAATTGACGATACAACAGCAGAATATTCTACACAAATTCAAGACTCCATTTTGACCGCTTTGCGCTTGTGTGAACGGGAGCATTTGTTCTTTAATCAAAAAAGACAGATTATTTTCAAAACACAACGTGGAAAAACATGGTATGGGCAAGAAGAAGGAATTTTTATTGAGTCTGAAAAGGCTGTGGAGTCTGTCTTTTTGGGGGCAGATGATGCAATACAATTGTTTTTTAAATCTCATGAAATATTGCAAAAACAATATGGAACACAACAAGGAGCACCGCTTTTTTATAGCTGTATGGAGCAAAAAATAGGGCTCTTTCCAACACCTAAACAGGTTGAAAGCGTGCGTCTTATCTCAGCTCCTGTTTGTTTTAGCAATGAAGCAGTGCTGGAGGATGATAATCCTTGGTTGGTTTATGCATTCGATCTTATTAAAGCACGTGCAAAATACGAACTCTACAAAAATATCCTTAAAGATTCTGAATATGCGGCTGTTTCTTTTAGGGATTTTCAAGAACAGCTGCAGACTTTGCGGTTTGAAACATCACGCCGAAAAAATTCTTCAAATATACGCCCCATGAGGTTTTAAAAGGCTTTTCCTGAGCATTGCGTGTTGGTGCTGGCGGCTTGGTGTTGGTGGCTGGTGCTGGTGGCTGATGCTGGTGGTTGGTGCCGGTGGCTGGTGGCTGATGCCGGTGGCCGGTGTTGGTGGCTGGTGGCTGGTGTTGGTGGTTGGTGCCGGTGGCTGGTGTTGGTGGCTGATGCTGGCGGCTGATGCTGGTGGCTGGTGCCGGTGGCTGGTGCCGGTGGCTGGTGCTGGTGGCTGGTGGCTGGTGGTTGGTGTTGGTGTTGGTGTTGGTGGCTGGTGGCTGGTGGCTGGTGGCTGGTGTTGGTGTTGGTGTTGGTGGCTGGTGGCTGATGTTGGTGGCTGGTGCTGGTGGCTGGTGCTGGTGGCTGATGCTGGTGTTGGTGGTTGATGGCATGCTCTTTAATAATGATAAATGTCTCAATTTGCTTTCGTTTTTCTCTCTCGTCTGAATTTTAAGCTTGAGGAGCCTCTTCTCATTTGAATGGGACTCTGGTGCTTAAAGTAAGCCTTGGTGTTTTGAAATATCACATTTGGCTTTTCAAATATTTTTTCTCATGGGGTGCTCAATGGCTTTTTTCCCAATCGCTGATTATCGGCCCGATGTCGCTGACATCAATGGGCTTTTTACTGATGAACTCACCAATGTGTTACCGGCCGATGGTTCCTATATTCCTATGCCAAGTTTTCAACGTTTTTCAGAGCCTTGTCCTGATGCAATTTTGGGTGCTCTTGCTGTTAAAACAAAAAATGGCGTGTCTATTATTGTTGGGACAAAGCAAAAAATTTATCTTCTCGACAATACAACAAAACGATGGAAAGATATCAGCAAAAAGGAAAAACCTTATCTCGCTAATGTTGATGCTCCATGGTCGTTTGCTTTGTTTGGCGATTATGTTATCGCTGTTAATGCCAATGATAGGCCACAAGTCATCGATATTAATCATGATAAAATATTTAGGGATTTAGGCGGAAATCCACCACAAGCAGGAATTGTTCGTGTGTGGGGAGATTTCGTTTGTCTGATGAAGTTGACAGAGAATCCACGTCGTATCCATTGGTCTGGATTGAACGATGCCGAATTTTGGACTGTGGGGAAAAAAAGCTGCGATTATCAAGATTTTCCCGATGGCGGATTCGTGCAAGGCGCAACCGAAACAACAAATCCAATTATCTTTATGCGTTCTGCAATCTATGCCGGATCTTTTATCCCTGGTTCTAAAATTATTTTCAGTTTTCAAAAAATTCACGATAAACGCGGGGCAAAAAATGCCGAATCTATCGTTTGTCGAGGCGATCTTGCCTTCTTTGCTGATGAGGGCGGATTTTATCAGATCACCCATGAGGGGCAGATTATACCTATTGGCTTCGAAAAAGTTGATCGTACCATGACAGCAAAAGAAAGACAGAATAATCTCTATACTCTGTCTGCTGCCATTGATGGGGTGTATAATCGCGTTTATTGGATGGTCGATAGCGATGAAACGCTCCATAAGCGCATTTTGCTCATTTATGATTGGGGATTGCAAAAATGGACAAAAGCGGTGGTCGATATCAAAATGATCTTGCCCATTTTTTTGTCTGGAATCACTTTAGAAGGTCTCGATCAAATTACGCCGAGCCTTGATGATTTGTCCTTTTCTCTCGATAGTAAAGCTTGGAAAAATGAATCGCCCATTCTCGGTGCATTTGATGCGCAGGGCAGACTTGGTTCGTTTTCTGGTGCCCCTATGGCTTGTGTGGTGACTTCGCAAGAAATGGGGCAGACAAATGGCATGATAACACGGGTAAAAAATATTATGCCTCAGGTAAATAGCGAGGAGTTTTATTTGTCTGTGGGTATGCGTTTTCGGCAATCCCTTGCAGAAAAAACCGTTTGGTTGCCGGAAAGACTGCCTTCGTATCATACGGGCCAAATTCATGTGCGTGCAAGGGCACGGTTTTATCGCTTTAGATTGCGTATTCCAGAAGGGGTGAATTGGTCTCATGTAACGGGCTTCGATGTGAAATTGCAGGGGGCCGGCACGCGATAGCGCGTGCCTTTGTAAAAGAAAAACTGTGCTGAGTGCGGCATGTTTTTTGTGATGGCGGCAGTTCATGTTGGTGGGGTGTTCCATGGGGCGGAAAAGTTTAGAGGTGCTGAGAGGGCTTTTGAGAAGGCGAAAGATGAGCGGAAAAGATGACCAAATCATCATGCAAGAGAAGCCAAATTCCTATTCTGCTCATCTCACAGAGCAATGGTCATGGGAAAAAATAGCACCCTATCAAAAGGCTCTTAATGCTGCGTTTGAAAAATATGCTAGGCGTTTTCCTGATGATGTTTGTTTGCAAATAATTGCCGAAGAACTCATCGCTGGGCAAGCACAATTGTGGCTGGTGTTAAAAAATAACCGCCAATTTAGCGCTTTTGCCATTACCAAAGTTGAAAGTACCCATACGGGGAAAAAACGTGTCATCCTTTCAGATCTGGCTGGAGAGGGAGGACTGGAATTGGTCAAATTGATCGATAAGGTCGAAGCGTGGGCGCGCGCAATCAATGCTGAGGAAATGCAAATGTTTGCAAGAGCTGGGTGGGGGAAAATGCTCACTCAGCACGGATATTCTCGTAATCTTATTCATTATAGAAAGGTTTTAAAGCCATGAGTAGAAAAAAGACACCTCAAGTGCAAACAACAACACAAACAAATGCACCACCCGCATGGGCTGCAGATATCTTTAAAAAAGCAAGTAGCCAAGCACTTGATCTGTATAATAAAGGTGTGGGGGGAAATGTTTATCAGGGGGAGCGTGTTGCTGGTCTTGGGAATCTAACAAAAAATGCGCTCACCGGTCTACAACAGGCGGCTGGTCAGTATAATAATCCAGCATTGACACAGTGGTTTTATGCACCACCACAAACGGCACACAATCTTCAGGGTATGGCTCAGGGTGATTGGATTGGGGGCAATAGTAAATTTAATGCTGCTTTGCAAAATGCTTTGAGTAAAACTTCCGATGCTGTGAATCAATCAATGTCTGGAGCAGGGCGCTATGGTTCTGGGGCCCATACCGGAGTGCTTGCCGATGAGCTTGGTGCATTGGCAACAAATGCTACCGCTCAGCAATATAATCAAGATGTGCAGAATATGATGAATGCTAATCAGATGATTGACCGCTCCCTATATGATCAGGTGAATGCCGCAAATAACTATTATCAAGGGCAAAGTAACGCGCAAAGCAATGCTTTGAAGGGTGGACTTATTCAAGATATGAACCGTCAGAGTATGTTAGATGCACAGCGCCAAAGGTGGGATGAACAAGATAATCAGGGGTGGAACCGCTTAGAGCAGTTGCTGCGTGTGGGAACACAGGCGGCTGGAAATTACGGAACAGCATCCGGAAAGTCTACAATAATACCTTCTGTGACAAAAGATCCCTTGCGTGATGCACAGCAAGTGCTTGGATTGGTAGGGGGAATTCTAGGGCTTTGTGATGTGAGAGCCAAAGAAAATATCATCCCTATGGGCAAAAAAAAGGGCTATCCGCTCTATAGCTTTAATTATAAGGGTAATCCGCAACGCTACATTGGGGTTCTTGCACAAGAGGTGCTGCGCTTAAAACCAGAGGCTGTCTTTGTCAATGCAAAAACAAAATTGTTGCATGTCGATTATGACAAAATTGGCCTGAAAATGCAAAAAGTGAAAATGGAAAAAATCACAGCACCTAAAAAGAGAATTGCTCACTTTTTTTCCTCGCTTTTTGCGCGTTTGTCTTTCTTACAAAAAGGATATCTTTTATGAGCTCTATTTATGATTGGTCGCTTATTGCATCTGAAAATGCCTATGCCGATGAGAGAATCAACTGGGCAGAGGGACAACCGCCAAGTTCAGTCAATGATAGTGCGCGTGTTATGATGCAACGCATTAAAGAATATTTGTTGGATAATGGCGGGGTGATAGAGTCACAGTTTCATTTTGATAAGGAAAACAACAAAACAACGGTTCGCTTGATGACAAAATCTTCTTTTGAGGATTATAAGGGCGGCATTGTGGTGCGCTTTAAGGTACAAGAGCAAAATAGCGGAATCACAAATATCGCTTTAAATCAATTGTTTTCAAGGCCTGTTTATATGGCAACTCCCGATGGTATTGCGCCTTTAAAGGGTGGGGAAATGCAAAGGGGCGGTCTTTATGAGGTCGTTTACACTCCTGATATTGCTGGCAGAAATGCTGATGGTTGGTTTTTAACCAATCCAACGCAAAGTTTTTCACCTCCTGGCTTTATTGGTACTTTTGCTATGGAGAAAGTGCCATCTGGTTGGTTGCTTTGTGATGGTAAGACTTATTCTCGTAAGGCTTATGCAAATCTCTTTGCTGTTCTTGGAGAAACATGGGGAAGTGGAGATGGGCTAACAACTTTTAATGTGCCTGATTTACGTGGAATGTTTTTGCGCGGGCTCGATGGTGGAAAAAATATCGATAAGGGACGCCGTTTGGGAAGTAAACAAGATGAGTCTTTTAAAGCTCATAGCCATGAAGGGAAAACAGATTTCACAGGGGACCATAAACATAAAATTGAAAAGTTTATATCCGCTGGTTTATCTGTTTACACAGGCAATTATCATTACTACTTTGAAGGGGCAGGAGAGGTGGATACGACTCTTGCAGGGGGGCATAAACATAAAGTCATTTTAGAAAAAACAGGTGGTGATGAAACGCGTCCTGTCAATGTGGCTGTTGTTTATGCTATCAAAGCGTGAGAATGAAAATTCTTAATCAAAATAAAAATGATTGCTGAAGGTTTGTTATGAAAAAAGCCTGGGCAAAAAGCGACCTTATCGAATCTGCAGGCATGAAGCTTTGATGCCTGCCTGTTTTATTTTAAAAATGTATCTTTGCTTTAGCTTCTCTCTTGAATAGCTTTAATGTTTGTGCTTAGGGTTTGCGTGTGGCGAGAGGTGAGATGCATGTCTATGATTTTCTGTGGGGCTATACGATGCTTCTTTTTCTCTTTGTTGTTGCTTTCATAGATCTATAAGGGGCATATAAGAGAGAGGGCAAAGGCACTGTTGTTTTTAAATGCCTCTCTTTATTATGTAATTTTATTTAAGGATCACTTTTGGTCGCTCCTTATAAAAAATTGGCTAAGGTTTTTGCAAAATGGTTGGTATGTTCGGCTGAGCCATGTAGACAATTCATTTGTGCGTGGTCGGGTTTTTATCAATCAGATAGGCTTTAAGAAATGCTGTAAGCTGCTTTCCTATTTGTTGCTTTGACTGTAAATGGCTGAAAGCATCATTTATTGTCAGAGATTTGTCAGAGAAAAGAGAAGCATTGTTAACAGGAAGCTTTTTTAAGCGTTTTTTAATGGAGTTTCTTGAAGATTTATATGGTGCAAAAGTTTATCGGTAATCGGCACTGAAATTTGCCAATAGGGCTGTTTTATAGTGCGTTAAAGGGGGTATAATGGCGCTTTTTCCATTTTCTATCGCTGATGTTGATGATCCTGAACATATTCGCGTGGCTCTTTATGCTAGCGGAAGAATGGGGCACGCCCCTTTGAATGCATTGCTGAAGGGAATATATAAAGATCTCACACAAATTTCTCAGCGCTTGGAGGCTTTAGAAAAACAGTTGAATACAACAGATCCTGCTTCTCTTACACATAAACAAGATATGCAGGAAGATGATAAAAGCAGTAAAGTGAGTGGTGAGGGCAGTAAAGCAGATGGTGAAATAAGTGTGGGGAGTCATACGTTGTATGCGTATACGAATGATATTAATCTCTCTGATTTCAGAAGCCCACCAATGAGCGATGTACGTTATGGGATGAGTAAGATTTTTAAAAAGCATAATTTTGTGAGTGCACCAATACGCGATGTTGGCTTTAATGCTGGGGGGAATATTGCCCTCTCTGGTTCCATAAGTGCCCCACCAATAAGCGGTCTAGAGTTTAAAGCTGGTAGTGACATTAAATTACATGTTGCAGGTGAAAAAGTGAGTGGTGAGGGCAGTAAAGCAGATGGTGAAATATAAGGGTGGGGAGTCATACGCTGTATGCGTATGGGAGCGATACTAAATTCCCTAGCCCCGTGAGTGCATTAATGAGTGATGTAACTGTTAAATTTGGAGAAGAAAGTAAACACGTCAGTTTAGAAAGCGGTACAACTGCACGTATAGATTTTCATTCTGCTAACAAATTGAATACAGATGATATTAAGAATTTTAAAGTTAAGAGTGGGATGTGTAGCATTGCTGATACCAGACAAAAAAGTTAA